GGTTTGTTTGTTTGACAATGTACCCATTTCGCGGTTGCCTGCATATGCCTCATCGGCTTCGGCGGTGTGCGCGATCAAATTATATTTCTTGAATGTCTTTGTTGCAACCTTTGTGATTGCGCTGATCACTCCGGCGGTTTCGGTAATCGCGGAAACGTTTTCGAATTCGATAACGTAAACCTCTTTTACACCGCCGTAATTGAACCGGCAATCAAGGTTGTAACCCTGCGTTAAACTACATGGCATATTAAAAATTTTTATTATGTGTTAATACCTCAAAAACAATAAGTTAGGGCGGATTAATTCATCCGCCCGTTATTATTTATCCCAGGTACAAAACGTTGTTTGCTTGACGGGCAACATGCGCGGCGATGGTGAAAATGTGTTTCACGAACATGTCCTCGCGATTGTTGGCAATCTTGTTGATTTCCATTTTGTTGATGTCGGCCACCAGGTCAGTACACCAAATCAAATTTGATGGCAACGCGGCGATGATACAATTTTCCGGAACGGGAACGAATTTGATTTCGATTCCGTTGTAGAAATATTTATCGGCTTTGATGTCAACGCTGAACAAATCGCGATACGTTGCACTAACATTGAAAATGTTAATGAATTGTTTGTGCGAATATGGTGCATACAAATACGGCTTTTCGGTTTGTGCCAAAACAACGGCCGGGATTGCGGCGTATACTTTGCCGTATTCGGTAGCCACGTTTGAACTTGAAATGGTAGTTCCGGCAACTTTAACGCGTGTTCCCAATGCGCCGTTGTTGTAGATCATTTTTGCAACAACGCCGTCAAATTGTGTGGCGGTTTGTGCGGCTGCCCATGTTTGTTCTGCGGCTCCAACCTGGTTGTTTGCGGTGCCTGGTGTAAGGCCTGCAATTGATGTTTTGGTCGCTGCCAAAATACCACTCCACCATTTTGATTCTGCATCCAATGAAACCTCTTTTCCGTATGCTGCCAACACAACCCTTTCGAATTCGGTTGACATCATTTCCCATGCGCCTGGCTTCATGCTGCGCTTGAACCTTGATGGCCTCAATGTGTTTGGATCGAATTCCTGGTAGAACATCACCTTTGTTGGTGTCACCGCGGTGTCAACCAATGTGATGGTTCCGTTGCTTGTTGGCGCGCCGGATGAAAACGCCTGCAATGATACGATGTTTGTGTTTTCTGTGAAAATGCTTTCGTTTTTCACATCGCTTTCGAATGAAACCAAATTTTCGGAAATGGTTTTGTTTTCAAACAACAATTCTTCCAAAACTGGCTCATAGGCCTTACCGCGCAGATCGACTATACTTGCTGAAATTGCCATCTTATTTTATTTTAGATTTTAAAGATTTCTTGTCTTGTGTTTCGGTTTCCTCGATGTCGTCCGGGAACCTGGATTGCAAATGTTCCAATTGTTCCTGGCTCAACTTCGATTCCGATGTGAACGGGTTCGATCCTTTGCCATATGCCCAAATTTCGATCCCGTCTTTTATTTTCAACGCCATGATTAAAATGTTTTTTGTGCGCGGAACTTTTCCAACGGCGACAATTCATCAAATGATTTCACGGGTTCAACCGGTGATTGAATGGATGAATTCGCGATGGTTTCAACCAGGTGAAACATTTGTTTCAATGTTTCCGCTTGTTTCGCGATGGTGTTTTTTTGCTCGTCAATGGTTGATTTCAATTCGGCGATGTCGGTTTTTGCGGCCGCAAAACCTTGCTCCATTTCGCTGAACATTCCAGGTAATTTTTTCATTGCCTCGACTTCAACCTCAACAACGGGTGCGGCTTCGGGTTTCTTTACTTCGCTGATCAATCCACCAACAACAACGATTTTCGTTCCATCTTCGAACTCATGTTCGCCATCCGGTGCCGGTTGTCCGTTCAATGTAACTGATCCGCCGACCTCTACTTTGTCAACTTCGACAATCGCGCCGGATTTCAATTTGTATTCTGCAAACTTCAACGGCTCCGATGGTGCCGGTGTTGCGACTTGCTTTTCTTCATCGCCAAATATCATTGTGCGAATCTTTTCGACTGCTTCTTTTGGGCTCATGTGATAATTCTTTTTTGTTTGTGGCGGATTTTAAATGGTTGTTGAATTTAAAATCTCAACTATTTTTTCGAATTGTTCCAAATACTGATCTTTTTTCTTCATTCCGAAATTGCCCTCAACGGAAAAACCCTTAATGAACCCGTCTTTGATCATCTGCCACGCCACCGGATTTTCGACATACATTGATCCAAACAATGTTCCATCCGCCAAATCTTCAAATCCTTTCATCGGACGAATGCCCCTGGCTTTGTCGGATTGGAAAACCTCGAACAATGTCACGCCTGGAACCTTCATATCCGCGTTGTGCATCAAATTAACATTGTTGTGAAATCCTTTTTTCGCCATTTTGATGGCGATTTTCTTTATTGTTTCGGGTGAAAAAAATACCTCGTAATCACCCAATTCGGGATCCGTCCGGAAAATTTTTTGATTTGCAATCATCAATGGCCCGGATATTATCCGTTTTTCCTCGTCCTGGATTGCAAATGTTTGAACAAACTGATTTGATTCAATTTCTTGATCATTGAATTTCACAAAATCCTTTTTGATGGCCGGACGATCAACCAGGGCGATGAAATCGACCATCAAATCCGAATCCATATTTTCATCGATTAACATTTCATAAACCGGTAATTTTTCCATTTTATATTTTTTTATTTATTAACCTAATCTTGCCGCCCTTTGCAAACGAACATTGCGTTCTTCACTATTGCGGATGTCCGAATCCAAAACAAACGCCCTATTCACCCCACCGGATGCCGCGTTTCCAATCCCCTGGATGGATGCCGAATCCAATCCGGTTGTCATTGTTTGTGGCCTCACCGGTGCCGGTAACGTTGCAGGCGTTGGAATGCCTCCGCCTCCGCCGCTTTGCCCAGGTACCTGGACGGCCAATATTTTACGAACGTTTGCAATACCGGCCAAAACTGCCAGGCCTGCGCTAATTGGTGCCAATACCGGGCCAACAATTGGAACTCCGATTGTTGATTCATAGGCTTTTTGTGCCGATGTAAATGTCGAAATGGTTGCGGATGCAACGGCCAACGTTTTACCGGCCGCCGTATTTTTACCCAACAAATCCGCCGCCATGTTCAATGATGCCGCGACCGCGTCCGCTGCTTCAACGGCTGCGCTTATCTTTGCCTTTGCCAAATCCTTTTCCGAAATCGCAATCGCCGTATTGATTGCCATTTCCTCGTTTGCATACTTTTGCTTTATTTGAACCGAATCCAGGCCGGCCTTTTCGGCGGCTGCGACCTCTGCATCACGTTTGCGATGCAATTCATTGATTTGCGCGTTGGCCTCCTCTTTTGCAATCTCAATCAATCGTTGGGCCTTACTGAATGCGTCCATCCTTTCCGTGTCCAACAATTGGCGTTTCAAGTTGAAAAACGATTGTTCGTTTTCTGCGCGCTGATCCAAAACGGATTGTTCGCGTTCCAATTTGATATTGGCAACCTCTTGCATGTACGCGGCATCCTCAATGTCCAACGCTTGTTTGCGTTCGTTGAATGCGATTTCGGCATCAACGCGCGCCTGCGTTCCGGCGGTTGTTGCGTCAATGTTCGCCTGCAACCTGGCCAACTCAATCGTTTTTTCCTCCTGGCGAATTTGGTTCAACGTTTCCGCCTTTTCCAATTCATCCGTGATCAAATCCGCAATTGCTTTGCGCCTTTCAAATGCTAAAACGTTTTCGGCCTCTTTTGCCGATTTGATCATTTCGATTTGTTCTTTCAACAATGATCGTTCGTTTTGGATTTGCTCCGACCTTTGCCCGGCGATTTCCTCACGTTTTCCCTCCAATTCCGTTTCCGCTGCGATCAATGCCAATTTTGCCTCCTTGCCTCCATTGGTTGCATCGACTTCATTACGCGCCGCCTCAACTCTTTTTTGTGCCGCCTCCAATTCAAACGCCAATTGTTTATTGAGGATTTCACCCAATTTTGTATTGGCCGCCAATCGGTCGGCAATGGATGCGAATTCATTGTCACGGATTTGTCGTTGTTCCTCCGCCAATCTTTTTTGAATGGCTGCGTTTTTCGCTGCATTGGCGGCGGCAAGTTCCGCCGAATTATTCATTGCCGTTTGCGCGGCGGCGGCGTTCCATGTTTCCGTTGCGTAATCCGCCACGGCTGACGCTGCGTCCGCAATGATTCCGGATGTGTCATCGATGCCGGTTGCAACATCAAGCATTTCCTTGCCTGCGCTTTTGACCGATTCAATGGCCGCGTCAAAATCACCGGTGAAAAGGTTTTTCAATGCCGTTCCCAAATACCCGAATACCTCCAACAATGAATTGAAACGTTCAATCAAATTGTTTTTGATTGCATCGCCAAAATCCATGATGGCTTGTTTTGGATCGCTAAAAATGCTTTTGAAAAACTCAATGACCGATCCAACGTTTTTTTGTAGGAATGAAATTAAATCGCTGAACGCACGCGTTAAAAAGTTCATCGCGGTTGTCATCAAATCCGCGATCACCTGGTTTTTGCCCAGGGTTTCCTTGAATACTCCGAATGCCCCCTCAACGACTGAAACAATTCCCAATCCTTTCAACGCCGTACCCAATCCACCAAATGCGCTGCCACCCTTTTTGGCATCCTCACCGGCGGCCTCCGCCGCCTTTCCGGTTTTCCTTATTTCGTCCTGCGCACTTTTCGCCGATTTTTCCGCGCCGGATGTGTCGTATTGTAACTCCGCTTTTATCTTTATTTTGTCAGCCATCAGTATATTCGATTAATAATTTTAAGTAATTCCACGGAACAAACATCCTCATTTGTCGCGTTGAAATCCGTGATTTTATTCAACCGGTACAACACGCCATCGATCCAAATCAACCTGGAAAAATCCAACTTATAAATGTCTTTGAACGCCAATTTCATGGTACATGTCAACAACCTTGAATCCTTATCGGTGATTTCAGCCATGTACGAATCCCAATAATTGTTGAACAAATTGTTCGATGTGTAATTCGAAATTGTGAATGACAATTCGGATGGCGGCGCAAAACATAGATCAAATGTTGGCGTTGTCGGATCATCCAAATGGCCAACATATCCGTACGCCGTTGTTGTTCCCAACGTTGTGCCGTTGTTCTTAATCGACCAGGACGCAACCCCGGTGATTTTTTTGGCCTGCATGATCCGGATCACGGAATCCATTCGATCCTCCGTGTTGTTTGAATTCGACAATTTATAAATTGACGGGAATGTTTTGTCGGTTCCGTTGAACCTGGTCAAAACCGAATTGGCAAAAATCAATTCAACGGATGTTGTTTCCTTTGCGAATTCATAACCGGTGTCGAAAATATAATCGCCATAACCTTCATTATATTTTTTGCGATAGTTTTCCGAAAAGAAATCATTATCGGTTTTGAACTTATAATTGTAGTAACGGGAATTTAATTCCGACATCGGTTTGATGCGCATCGGCTTCGACCGGTCAACCTTCAACGACCAATCCACGGATGTGGCATCCTCATAAAATGTGACGAATGGTAAAACCTTCAACTTTTTGTCGGTTTCGTAATCCTCGAAAACATACAAATTGAACATTTTACAAATGGTCGAAAAATATTCCTTTTGAAAAATACCTTTTGGGATGCAATCATTTGCGGCGATTGTGTCGCCATATCCAACCGAAACCTGGCCGGCAACACTTAATTCAACGCTGATCAATCCGCCGGTTATATCATAGCCAATGCCTGCCCCTGCATCCGTTACGACATAAATATCAAACGAATCCGCCGGGTTGATTGTAACGTTTGCAACATCCAAAACCGCCGTGAAACCATATGGGAAATACCCGGTTGAATATCCCTGCGAATTCAAAATCGTTCCATTTTTACGGATCGATATATCAAAATACGTTGTTGCCGGATCGAATATTTCGCCGTAAATCTGTATTGATAAATTGGTCGTTATTGCGGACGCGCCGCCATATGTGAACGTATCGTTCGAAGGTGTGACGCTAAACGGCCCCAATTGCGTTGTTGTAAACTTAACCAATCCAGGAACCGGATATGTTATTGAATTTGGCGTTGCGGCAAAACTCGATGAATCAAATCGATAAATGTTTTTTTGGTTGTTTGGCATGACCAAACGATTGAACAACGCCGATGACAACGCCGGAAAATCCCAGGTGTACCCGGACGCCGTGATCATCTTTTCCAACATTTCACGAACGTAAAACGATGGCCGGAATGTATCAAATTCAAAATCTATTTTGAACCTGGCCGGATCTTTTGACGCTGCGCCAAAATCTACCAATGGAAACAACAACCCGGAACCGGCGATGGTGTTCCATGAATTCGTAATGTTGGCATATGTCCACGCCGTATCGTATGCGCTGAAATCAAGTTCCTCAATCTTTTTATTCCCCAGGGCCGCAACAAAACCGCCCAGGGTTCCGAAAACTGCACATTCAAATTCGATGAATCCATCCTCGACAATGATTTCCAGGATTCGAAACACGCCTTTGAACACTTGCATGTTGTCGGCAAATATGACGGCATCCGCCGCGATTGCCGGATTGAAATTTTCGCCGATGTTTGACGCCGCCGGATTGTAATCGTTCCGGGCGTTGATGTTGAATATATTTCCAAAAACTTTGTTGTTGTTTTTGGTACCTGGTAAAATGATGGTTTTCGAAAACGTTGTGTTTTTCGCGCCGAAATCCTTAATGTCATCAATCGACATTGTCAACAATGTGCTGAACGCATCGTTGATATCAATCGGTTGCTTTTCTACGAACAATTGGATCATTGGAATTGTGTTTTGTAGGTTGCCCCGAAATCAACATCGATCATCAAATTCACCATGCCATCCACAATGTGTTCCTTGAATTCGTAATTGTTGGCCAACATGTTCACCGGGAACAATTCCCCGTCATCCTCAACAAATATTTCCGGTGATGCAACCAATTGCGCCAACCATTGATATTGTGCATCGGACAACCAATCCGTGTTCAAACGCAACTTTTCGCGGAATCTTCCGGCAAATTGTGTCGTTTGTTTGTACATGGTGTAATTATTCAAAACGGAAACGCCGCCGGATGAACTCACCCGGTATGGTAATTGTTTCCAGGATTTCCGTTCTATGTCGTATGTTTTCCGCGATACCTTGTTGAACATCATGGTTTCATATCCGCCCCATTTATTGAGGAAATGCACAAAGTAATTTTTGTACAACCCGGAACAAACAATTGTCACCTGGTATGTTTTTGAACCCACCTGGACGGAATATCCGGTTGATGATGTTGTGAAATTTCCGGGATATTCATCGTTGATGGCGGACGGCGAAATGTTGATCAACTGCATTGTGTTGGCCGCCGTTGGCGTGATCGTTTTCGTCCTGGTTGCGGTTCCACCGGTAACAACAACGTTGAACGATGTGGCCACCTCCGCAAAATATGGTATGTAATAATTCCCCGTTGTGAATGTCAATTCAATTGGTGCCGGACGATCCGAAATCACATCGTCCGTAAATGGCGACAATGATTCCATTCCAGGATATCGGCCGTTGTAGTAATTGAAAAATACACGCGATGAATCCGTGACCAATACCGCCGATGTTGTTGTTCCGTATTCCTCGCGGATTTTCACCACGCATGAAACGCGCCATTCGCCCTCGCCCATTTCATCGGCAACCATTGAACCGCCAACATTGGCCGTAAATGATTGAACGCAATATTCGCGGATCACGGCCCCCAGGTCAATGATTCCCCGGTTTGATGTTGGATGTGGAAAATACTTCCCTTTGAAAACTTGTGTTCCATTTATTTCAAGTTCTGCAACATATTTATAATTTGGATATGTTGTCGGGTTTGCCGCGTGTGCATCGTATACCACGTATACCAATGGATCATTGACGGATGAATATTGAACGGGTGTGTATTCGAATGTCATTTTGTGATATTATTAATTATGTCAACGCGCAACGCTTCGGCCAATTCATCCTCAAATATCGGAATGAATCGTTCCGTTGCATCGCGCCAAAAATGCCGCGGTTTTATTCCAAATCGTTTGATTAAATATGCCATGTTTACGGCTGCGCGTGTTGTTGCGTCCGGCATTGCTTTGCCTTTGCGTTCCCTGGATGTTACCGAAACCTTCACATTGCGCGCGCTTGAACCCTCACGGCTGATGTATTCCTTTAACGACTTAACCATTTCGCCCTCCGGATCAACGCCCTTTGTCACGAATTTGCGTTTTGATCCGCGATCCAATGCCCACCCGTTGACGCCCTCGTCAACATATGACGCATATTCAATGGCGTTGATTCCAATTTTTAGGACATCGCCATCGATTTCCATTTGTGTTGGCGTGATGCTGCCCTGCATCCGGCCGGAACTTGCAACATCCTTTTTTTCGATTTCCTCGTTGATCAACTCGATGTAAACGGCGGCAAGTTTTACAAATGTATTTTTGGTGTCTTTGAAATTGACCGGTTCAAAATCCGCCCTGGATTCGGACGCCAATTCAACATCCGACAAATCAACAACCTGGTGAACAATCTTTTTCGCCATGTTTATTTGTTGATGTGTTTTTGATAGGATTGGAACGCCTTCAAATATGCCAGGTCATTAAACGCCTGGACAACGGGCAAATCGAATGCCTCGTCCAATGTGATGCCCTCATGTTCCGCCACTTGTTTGGCCGAATATATCCATCCGTATTGATCAATGAATGGGTGTGGTTTTTCGGGTTTGGCTATTTCATCGCTTTCATCCTCGATTTCATCCGTTTCAAATAGGCCTTTGTATGAATTAACGAATTCAGCAAATGAAATATAAAATTTCGAAATGTCCTGCAATACATGGCGGATGTTTGTTTTCAGTAATATTTCCGACTTTTCTACATGTGTCCGTTTGTCGTTCCATATGGATGCGCCAACCAGGTGCATGGAATCAACCTGGCCCATTTTAATGAAATGCTGAACCTCGACAAATTGGCCCAGGGTTATTTTTGACGCGTCCGTTTCGAACTTCAACCGGGAATAAAATGGTTTTTTGTCGATGCCCTGGAATTGTTTGGCGGCCTTGTCGGAATACTTCAAAAACAATTTGGGATCCATTTGATCCACCTGGTCATATGTCATGCCGTACATGTCCATGATCACCCAGGCGATTTGTGAAACCTCGTCATCGCCCTCGTTCCAAAATGCTGAAACCCGTTGATAATCCGCCAATGTCATGCCTATTGTGGCAAAATCGGCCGGTTTGTTGCGGCATAAAAAAACCCGGCGTTTTGCCGGGTTCGTATGTTAGAAATTATAATCGTAATGTTTGTGTGGTTTGTCGGCCATGCGAAATTTTCCGTTGCCCCATCCTTTTTTCCCTTTGCGAATCCGGATTGTTGGAAATGACGGATCGGATATGTATTCATATTTTTGGTTGAAATTATCCGCGCAATGTGCGCTGAATCCACCGACAAAAAATTGTGATGGGAACACGATTTGTTTTGTTGACATCTCACGAACTTCAACGCAATTTGCGCTGATCACGCGTACAACCTCATATGGTTCAACATCCGAATATCCAAATTCGTTGCAATATTGGCGAATCTTTGTTGTGTGATGGTACCCTCTCAAATACGATTTGAAACGATCTTGAATTTTGAACATGCGTTCAACAACTTCACTCACTTCGCTTTTGTCTTGATCTGCGATGAATTCGAACCATTGGGCGGTTTCGATTTCTTTTGTTGAAAATGCTTTTTTCCACATTGATTTGATTGACTGATTCATGATGTTGTTTTTTTGTTGTGATTTGATAGAGCAAATATAAAACAATATTGTTTTATTATCCAAATAAAAAACATATTTTTTTTTACAACTCATAAAAAAGGCCCAGGTTGAAACCCAGGCCGGTCATTTACTAACCAAACTAACAACACATATTTCAAAAATCATCGTCCGCGAATGAGTATTCGCCGATGGCTTCAAATTGCGATAATTTATTCAAACCGACATATCGGATGGCATCAATGGTATGGTTCAAAATATCCTCCGGAGCATTCAATGAACGGCCTTCTCGATCCTTTGCCCATCTATATTGGCGCAATTCCTTGATGATATTCAACGAACTTTTGGTGATCCTCATTTCATAACCCTGCAAACGATCAATGGACGCCTTAATCGAATCCGGCCCCTTTTTGGCGGCCTCAACATAAAACCCGGCGTTCGTCAATTCTTGAATTGATTTCGGTTCCGCTGAATCCGCAACGATGCACCTGGATGAATTGATCCCGAATTGTTTCAAATGGGAAACGATTTCGGCGTTTGTCAATTTGGTTTGGTACAATAACTCGTTGATGTAGATTCGGCCATCGTATCGGTAAACCTCAACCAATGCCGTGGGATCGTTCGTGAATCCCCAATCGAGGCCGTACGAAATGAATTGCGCATCCGATGGAATCTTTTCGCATTGCTGCCAATTTGAAAAGATCACGCCATCCAGGGAACCGATTTCACCCAGGCCATACACCCGGAACCAATTGGCCCAAAACGCTGAACCGGCGTCCGCCTTTTCTTTTGCCTTCAAAATGAAATTTAACGCCGATTCCGGACATGCTTCATTGTCGGTGTAGTTGATTATCAAG